AGCCGAAGCCGCACAAACCACTCCTTACGTTCGACCAGCAACCCCGTCCGCGTCAGGAAGTATTGCCTTTTTAGGTAGGGCGTAGATATGCCCACTAAGAATCCCTATCAAACATCTTATTCTTGTGGCTACACGTCTAAAATGTTACGATTGAATAACCCCCCGAGGTACTTATGAGCATAAAAAACGCCGCTGAGATGATCCGTCAACAAGGTCGAGGTAATGACTCGGTGCTTATGCACGTCACGCCAAGTGAGATTAAGTCCTTACAAGGTATTGCACAAGCGCATGGTGGCTCCCTATCTATTAATCCGCAGACCGGTTTACCCGAAGCTGGGTTTTTAGAAGACATCCTACCTACTATTGCCGGTATTGGTATCGGCTTTGCTACAGGTAATCCATTTCTCGGCGCTGCCGCAGCGGGTCTCGGTGGGTACGCAACATCAGGCAGTCTAGAAAAAGGTTTGATGGCGGGTCTCGGTGCATTCGGCGGCGCTAGTGCGTTGAGTGGTTTAGCTACAGTTGGTGGGGCCACCGCTGCCGGTGCGGGTATTGGCCCTACGGTTCCCGGTGCAGCCGCTGCTACGTCGATCACCCCCGCTACATCCTCAGCATTCCAAGCGCTACCTGTTGCGGATAAATTCTCTGCGCTTAGTTCTGGCTTCTCACAATTAACTTCAAACCCATCAGCTACTTTTAGCACTATGGGTGGGTTATCGGGGCAAGGAGCTAATCTGGCTATGGCTAGTGCTCCACTGCTAGGCGCATTAAACGAGCAACAAACAACCACCGATATGCCTGAGCAAGAGGGGTATGTTCGACCCGCAGTATACGATCCTAAAACACAACAGTACACGCGCTTAGACCCAGTTAAAAACCAAGATTGGGGAGACCGTTCGTTTGCTCAGTATGCACAAGACCAAGGCTATCAAGAAGGCGGTGCGGTCGAGCAACGTTACCAGCAGCCTACACGAACCGTCGATCCTGCGGTGACCGAATACAACCAGATGCTGATGAACCAAGCCCAGCAAGAGTACGTCCAAGGTATTTCTACACCGCCGGTTATGGCCCCACAAGCCGCGCCCGCACAAGCCACAAATATCGCAGCAACCCCAGAAATCAATACAACGCGTGCTAAGTTATACGACCCTGCAACGCAAATGTATGTCACCAACCCCAACTATGTAGATCCTAAACCCCCACGCACTGATTTTTCAAGTGGTCGTTATGACATGTATTACGACGGCAACTACGGCGAGGGTGATGGCAGTGGTAGCGACGGTAGTCCCGGGGGTGGAGTTGGTGATGACGGCTCTGTGGGTGGTGGGGCTTCAGGCACGGGCACTGACGGTGAGGATGCATGGTCGCGTGGTGGTGCGCTACGTTATGCAGGGGGCGGTGGTATTACTAACATCCCTAAGTTCCAAGCTGGCGGTGATATGGAGTCCGATGCGTTCGTGGTTCCCGCAGATGTGGTCAGTGCGCTCGGTAATGGAAGCACCAAAGCAGGTCTACAGCGTCTAAATGAGTACCTCGGTATTGCGCTTCCTATTGAGGGTGAGGGTGATGGCCTGAGTGACGATATTCCTGCGACTATTGAAGGTGACCAACCCGCTCGTGTAGCTGATGGTGAGGCGTATGTACCACCAGAAATTGTAGCCCAATTGGGTGGCGGTGATCCTGAGCGCGGTGCGGCTATGCTGTATACAATGATGGACAAGATTCGTGAGTCTGCGCATGGTAAGACCGACCAGCAACGAGAAGTAGCACCTGAAAAGGTTATGCCCACATGATTACTGAAGAGCGCAAACTCGAGTGGTTCGGCGGTAATACTGACGCGTTGAATATGTTTTACACCATTGTCGATCTTGCGCACGTCTGGGATGATTTAATTGACCGTGACAAACCTGTCAGTGATTTCGATGTCAACAGAGCCTTTCTCAGTGCGTTAGTATACCTACCGGCAAACCCGTTTTATAATCGCATTCAGACGCAAGTGCTCCCGTTGTGGATGACTGTTATATCAGCGTATGAAACTGCGAACAAGTTTGAAAACGACAAAGACGAACATGGTTTAGAAATAGCGCATAACTTACGTTACGCTACTGGGCACATAGTTGTTTTTATGTCACAAGCCTGCCTTGGCTATGAGAAGGCACAAGAATTCATGCCTGAAATATGGAAAACCATTGTGGATGATCGAATTGACGATTATCGTAAGGAGCACTTAAATGCTGCATAGTAGCCGAGTCTTACTTGATTTGGGGATCCCGGAGCTAGACGACCGGGCTTTTCGCCGTGATGGTGGGCAGATCAAAGCTTATATTGGTGGTGGTGGCTCAAGCGGCCCAACAAGCCAAACAGTAACCCAGACCAATATCCCTGAGTACGCTCGTCCCTACGCAGAAGAAATGCTGGGTTCGGCGCAGGCATTAACGGATATTAACCAGAATCCATTTCAATCCTATGGTGATCAGCGCTTTGCCGGGTTTACCCCGATGCAGGCACAGGCGTTCCAGAATGTTGCAGGGCAGCAAGTCGCTCCTCAGCTAGCAGACGCATCTAATTTGGCGTACTCCGGTGCCCAGCAAGGTCTCGGTGCTCAACAGACCGCACAAGGACTACAACAGACCGCACTGGGTTATGGTGGTGCAGGCGCTGGGTTCGGCGGTGCCGCGTCTCAGTTTGGTATCGCAGGGGCACAGCAGGCGCAAAGAGCGTCTCAGTTGGCTCAAGCCCAAGCGCTAGGGTATGGCGCTCAAGGTGCTCAGTTCGGTGCTAGCGGTGCGGATATGGCGGCTCAAGCACAACGTGCGGCAGAAAGTCAGGCTGATTTATATGGTCAGATGGGCGCCGGGTTTGGTACGTCCGCCGCTGGGTTAGCTCCTGAAGCTCAGATGTACGGTGCGCAAGGTGCTCAGTTTGGTCAAGCTGGTATGGGCTTTGGTGCTCAAGGCGCGGGTATCGGTGCACGGGGTGTTGGCGCGGCAGAACAAGGTTTTGGTGCAGGTGCACAATACGCACAACAGGCAACGTCCCCAGAGGCAATGCAAGCCTACATGTCGCCCTATATGCAGAACGTGGTTGATGTGCAGTCGCAAGAGGCTCGCCGTCAGTCAGAGATTGAACAGCAAGGCATTCAGTCACAGGCCGCTCAACAAGGTGCGTTTGGTGGTAGCCGTTCTGCGATCTTAGAAGCTGAAAGACAACGCAACCTAGGCACTCAACTCGGTCGGATTCAGGCTGAAGGATCGCAACGTGGTTTTGAGCAGGCTCAACAGGCTCAGCAGTTCGGTGCGGGCTTAGGCCTTCAAGGTCTCCAAGCCGGGTATCAGGGTCTTCAAGCTGGTATGGCGGGTACCGCTCAAGGTATGCAAGGTGCTGGCGTCGGTATCTCGGGCGCTCAGGCAGGTCTCCAAGGTCTTGGTCAGGCTGGTCAGTTATATGGTCAGGGTATGCAAGGTGCTGGGCTCGGTCTTCAGGGTACTGGGCAGCGTTTGGCTGCGGGTCAACTTGGTTTGGCGGGTACTGCCCAAGGTATGCAGGGTTCTGAAGTGGGCTTGCGTGGTGTTGGTCAACAACTTGCTGGCGGTCAATTAGGGTTGGAAGGCGCTCGTACCGGTATCGCAGGTCAGCAAGCAGGTATCTCTGGTGCCCAAGCCGGTATGCAAGGTGTTGGTCAGGCGGTCGGTGCGGGTCAGTATGGTCTTTCCGGTGCACAGCTCGGTATTTCCGGTGCCGGTGCCTTGGGTCAGTTGGGTCAAGAACAGTACGCACAAGAGATGGGTATCACAGACGCAATGCAGAAGTTTGGTGCGTTGCAACAAGGTCAGTCTCAGCAAGAAAAAGACTTTCAATATCAACAGTTCTTGGCACAACAGCAGTATCCGTACCAACAGCTCAGTTATATGTCTGACTTGTTGCGTGGGGTACCTTCTACACAGAGTGCGCAACTTACTTACGCCCAACAGCCTAACCAGACCGCTCAGTTATTGGGTGCTGGTCTCGGTGCTTACGGTGCGCTTGGTCGTAAAGAAGGTGGGCAGATCAAGAAGTACCAAGAAGGCGGTCAAGTATCGCCCACAGCGATGTCAACAATGGCTGTGCAAGAACTGCCCTCAAGACTTAAGCGCTTGTCAGACTCGCAATTGGCGGCTTACGCTAGAACGGTCAAAGATGCTATTACATTAAGCGCAGTGCAAAGCGAGATGCAACGTCGCTCTAAGACCCGTGCGCCAATGGGGGAGATGCCCCAAGAAACAGTAGCCGATGAAGTTGTTAAACGTGCAGGTGAAGCGTCAATTGGTCAGCCTCGTGTCGGTATGTACGGTGGTGGGATTGTGGCTTTGCAAGGTGGTGGGGGTACTGGACCCTTTAGTGGTATGGAAGAATATGGGTTTGATCCATATGGTCAACCATCTGTGCCGGAATCAACGGGGCCTACGTTTAGGGAGCTGCTTACACCGGAATCAGTAAAGCAATCCTCATACTATAGAACGGGCAGTCGTGATGCAAGAGAGCTAGCCCAACAGGAAGCAAATGCGCGGGAAGCACAAAACGCTGCTTTTCTTGGCGATTCTGTGACTATTGACGATCCTTTTGTACGCGGTTCAGTTGATCCTGACACAGGTAGGGCAGTTGCTACCCCAGAACAATGGGCAGCGGGGAGGAACGACCCCATACCAGATTCTGGAGCCAAGCCGCAGGTGCCAGAAGGTAGTCCAGACTGGTGGGCCAGTACTGTGCCACAAGAACAAGTACCTGATACCTACATAGAGCAGCCGCCTCAGCAACCTCAGACTGGTATTGCAGGGGCAGGGGCAGCTAGACGGGGTATGCTAGGTGGTACATTCGAACAGTTCCGCTCCATGATACCAAAAGGTGAGATGGATCCTCAGCAACAAAACCTCCTCAACGATATGCAGTCGCGGCTAACTAAAAAACTAGACCGCGCTGAAAGCCAAGAAAACAACGCTAAGTTTGACGCTATCATGATGGCTGGGCTTGCGATGATGGGCGGGACTTCCCTAGCTGATGGTATTGCTCGTGCAGCTCAAACCGGTGGTGCTACGTATATGTCGAGCAAGAAAGACGCTGCGAAAGCCCTCAACGCTGCTGAAGACGCAGAACTAGCTTTCCGTCAGTACGAAATGAGCGTTATGAAAGGCAATGACGATGCTGCTCGAAAGGATTGGAGTTCTTATATGGGCCACATTGCTAAACTACAAGACATCGACTCTCGATACGCAGTTGCGGGTATCAACGCCCAGACAAGGGCAACTGCTGCGGCTGAACAACGAGCATTTACTGCAGCAGAAAGTGAAAAAGACCGAGCAGCGCGGATGGAACAAACCAACATAACTGCCGGTGCTGCAGCAAATAGAGCAGCGCTCAATGCGCCGAGACTAGCCTTACAAGACGAAGCTAGAATAAATGATTTAGTAAAAGATAAGTTTGAGGACCGACTAGATGCAGTGGCTATAATGCCCGCTGGCCCTGAGAAAAACACGGCAGCGGCGCAACTTGAACAGGACATGGAAGCATATAGACGGCAGAAGCAAGCTAGTTTAGGGGGCGGAAGCCCTCAAGGGGCAGTTGCACCACCCAGTGCAAGAATAGGGAATAGACCCGACATAGCGTCCACTATGAAGCCGTTTAACTAAGGAGTCCGTATGGCTGCCGTTGATGTTTCAGGTGCTTATAAAGCAGGGTACTCCGATGCCGAAATAGCGGATTATTTAGCCCAGCAAGTTGGAATGGACATTAGTGATACCCGTAAGGCCGGGTACTCCGACAGAGAAATTGTTAACTACCTAGCGGCTAATCAGCCAGAAGGCGGGTTCGGTGCAGCGTTTGAGTCTGGTGTAGCAGGGGTTAAGTCCGCCGGTGCAGCGTTGTTAGGTAGAACCGGTGTTATTGATACCGAAACTGCTGAGCAGTACATGGCAGAAAAAGCAGCCGAGCAGCGCATGGCGTTTAAGCCGACTGAAGAAGGTTGGCTAGAAGCACCGTTAACGAAAGTAGGTGAACTTGCAGGGGGCTCCCTGCCTTATATGGTGGCTCCTATCGCTGGTGCTGTTGCGGGCGCTGCTGCTGCGGGTTCTGCTCCGGCATGGTTAGCTGCGGGTTTGGGTTCTACAGCGTTGTCCGCCCTACAATTTACAGGCACAAACTTAGAGCGCCAGATTGAAGAGGGTAAGACCCTCGAAGAGACTGATCTTCTAAAGGCAGGTGCCACAGCGGTTCCTCAAGCATTGCTAGACACGGTTGCATTACGGTTTATCCCCGGTGTACGACGCTTGTTAGGGGCGAAAGCCAAAGAGCTTACTGAAGCGCAGTTACAGAACGTCGCCAAACGGGCTATTGCTACAAACCTAGCAGCAGCAGGGGCGAAAACTGCTTCTACCGAAGCCTTAACTGAAGTTGGGCAGCAAGCCCTAGAGCGTTTCCAAGCTGGCCTGCAAGTACTAGACGACGAGGGTAAAGACGAACTCATCGAAAGCGCCATCGGTGGTGGTGTGCTGGGCTTCCTATTTGGTGTCCCCGGCGGTGTTAATGTACGAGGTCAAGCACGAAATAAATTAGCCGAAGCAGAAGCTGCACGCCAGAAAATAATCGACGATGCTATAGCAGCAGATAACGAACAACAAGCACCGCAACTACCAGCACCGGTCACCGGAGAAGCACCAGCCGTAACAGAAGCTGACTTCCTAACCGCTGAAGAAGCGCGTGATCAAAAGCAACGTGCAGTACAAACACAACTAGACGAACAAGCGCCAGCACGTCCTGCGGTAGATCCGGTACAGGGTGATTTGTTTTTAGATGCGGCTAATCGTGAACTTCGTGCAGGTAGACCCGTCGTTGCGGCTAATCTTTTTGACGCTGCAGACACTGGGCCAAGAACCGAAACCCGCGCTGAAGAACCTGATATAACCGCGCCGGAACTACCTGCGGGGGCGGCGCCGGGGCAATTATCCTTACCCTTAATCGGTGGTCGTACAGCCTCGCAAGTTGAGATCGAGAAGTATCTCGAGAAAGAGAACGCCACAGCAGTAGAAGGAGCGCGTCGTGCACAGGCCAAGCGGGAAGAGCAAGGTGAGCAGGCAGCAGCTCAAGCAGAAAAAGATAGGCTAAAGTTCGAGTCAGACTTAGCAGAAGTCGATGGGCGGGTACGTAGTACTCAGGATAAAACTGTAGAGGACAACCGTCTAGAATTACTCCTGCCGCTAGTTGCAAACCCTCAAGTTACTAATATACCGAAAGCATTCGGCAGGGCGCTTCAACAGGCTGGGATTACTGATCTTGATTTTAACCCCCGTGAACGTAAACTTATTGAACGTGCGTATGACGTTCGCGGTGCGGCGACTCCTGAACCTACAGTAGTTACTGCTCCCTCTACACCGAATGAAATGGATGTTGCGGGGTTAATACCAGAACGTGTAGTAGGAGCTAGAGAGCCCGAGCAGATGGGCTTACCCGGTGTTATGGGTCGTGGCGCAGCTAAACGCGCAGGTAAAACTCGTCCTATAGACGACACTACAGTGCCAGAACCTGAAGCACCTACACCGATTCTTACAGAGGCCGCACTTGATGACCTACTGTTACCTAAATCATCAATGGCTAGAAAGCGGTTGTTGGGTAAAGACTTAAACGACCCTGAGCAGCGGCAAGGCGCGGTCAAAGAATTGCAGGGACTCGTTGCCAACCCACGCACTAAACCTGAAACTAAAGCTCGGATACAGGAAGTACTAGATTCGGCATTTTCATTACGCACTCAGGGTGAAATGTTTAACCCTCGCGGTGGTGTGCGTCCTGATGCTGTGCCACCTAGAACTGCGGCTCCTACTGCGGCTCCTACTGCGGCTCCTACTGCGGCTCCTACTGCGGCTCCTACTGCGGCTCCTACTGCGGCTCCTACTGCGGCTCCTACTGCGGCTACCACCGCAACGCCCACTGCGCCACAAGGACTTACTGGTGCGGGTAAGAAACTATACGATCGCTATGTTGCAGAGGTCGCAAGGACGACGAAAGCGACACCTCGTGACGCGCTTAAATCTTCGTCTGCGCCTACCCCAACCATGTTGACACCGGAACAAAAGGTGTTAGAGAACGTAGCGGCGGATATGTACGCAGGGGAAAATACTCGTGCGGCGAATGCAGTGTACGAAGCGCTTCCGGCAGAGCAAAAAGCCCAGATGGATCAGTTCTTAGCCAACTACAAGGGTATGGAGAGACGGGCTAACATAGAAATTGCTCGACTAAACGCTATACAAGAAGCCGCTGATGAGCTCCAAAAGCAAGTAGACGCTGACATGAGCAAGTTGATTAACGTAGACGCTGCTCCCTTGATGAGGCCACTTACAGGTTCGGTTGTTACTCAGCTACAAAACAACAACTTAGTCGGTGCTTTGAATGAGTTAGCTGGGCTTACCAAGGGTGAAGTGTCTCGTATTGCGAAGAAGCTAGCGGAGCGCACTGCAGGGGTCAATGTACGGGTAGTAGATGATGCAACTCTAAACCGCATAATTTTTGAACGCACAGGCGGTGCCGAGAAAGACATTCAAGGTGTTTACTTTGCCTCGGATAACACTATCTACATTAACTCCGACCTAGGGCTAGATGTCCACACCCTGCTACATGAAAGCACCCATGCGGTGGTTGACGCTACGCTGGATAACAAAGCGCATCCGCTAACAAAGCAGCTACAAAAAGTGTTCGACGACGTTATCGACAACATCGGCACAGCGTACGGCTCTACTGACTTAAAAGAGTTCGCCGCCGAGTTCATGGGTAATCCAAAGTTTCGTACGTCATTGAGTACGTTATACCCACAGGGTGGCAATATATCTGCCTTGCGTAAAGTAGTGAATGCGATAAGCAACTTCGTGCGTAGGTTGGTTGGCTTAGAGCCAAAGAGTGTTGAGTCTGCTTACGACAAAGCCGGAAGTATTATTTACTCGATCCTCGAGCCGGGGCAAACTGCGCTGCAACCTACCACTACTATGCAGGAGTACTCGTACCTACGTAAGGGCAACGTGGTTCTTGATGCGGTTGCTAAGATGTACAACAACTTGCCCGGCCTTACCGAGGCGCGTAAAGACAAGATCGATCAGGTTGTTACTGGCACTCTGTATGGTGCGATTAAAAATGTGGTTAAAGCGGCGACGCCGTTGGATGCGTTGACAGACACAGCCGTAAGAGTGTTGCCTAGCGCTAAGCAGTTAAACACGGTTGTTAACGAGAAACACGGTGCTGAAAACCAACGTCAACAGGCTCTGGAACCCATCCAGAATGAAGCTGCGAAGTTTGCAAAGGGTAAGACTCTTGAGCAGATGACCAAGTTTAACAACGTCGTATACGGCAGTACGCTAGCTCAGGTAGATCCTAGTAAGCCTCGGAATGACTACGTAGGTAACAATGACAAGTTAAAAGCTTGGGACGGTATGCAGGCTGAGTGGAAGTCCCTCGGTGCAGATGGTCAACGGCTTTACACCCGTATGCGTGACTCCTACGCTGTTATGTACAAAGATATCTTAAAGGTTATTGAGCAGCGCCTAGACTCAGCGACATCCGACCCCGAAGCAAACGCAAGGGTGAAGAAAGACATATTGGCTAGATTAGCCAACCAAGCCGGAAACATTGAGCCGTACTTCCCGCTGACCCGTAAGGGCGACTATTGGTTGCAGTACACAATTAGGTCAAAAGACGGCTCTTCGCAAGAAGTTGTTGTTGAGGCGTTTGAATCCGAGCGGGCTCGCCGTCGCGCAATGGAGGCCGTGCAGAAAGACCCAGAGTATGTTGCCGACAGTGTGTCGGTGTTCTCTAACCTTAAGCAGATGAAATACCGCGATGCGCCTCCGGGCTCGTTTATGAACGCTGTGTTTACTGTAATGGAGGCAAACAAGGTACCGGCAGATGTGACCGATCAATTAATGACTTTGTTTGTTAACTCTTTACCTGCTACGTCATTTGCGCAATCGTTTCAGAAACGCCAAGGTAGGCTCGGTTTTGAGCGTGACTCTATTGCGGCGTTCCGTGAAAAGACATACAGCATATCTCGCCAACTGACCAATCTAGAATACAGCGCCAAGTTAAATGACGTAAGGGAGCAACTGCGTCAGGAGGCCGAGGCCGCTGCCCGGCGAGGGGACAACCGAGGTAAAGAGTACTACAACGAATTCGACAAACGAATTGACTTTGCCATAAGCCCCAGCATTGATAAGTGGTCGCAGTATGCCACCTCCTACGGCTTTGCGATGACGCTCGGGTTTAACATCTCCTCTGCAATAGTTAACTTGTCACAGATCCCATTGATGGTGCTACCTTACTACGGCGGTAAGTACGGCTATGGTGCGACTATGCGGGCAATCGCCAACGCAACAAAGTTGTTCATGGGTAGTGGGTTTAGCCAAGACCGCACAACTATCTTAGGTGATAAGGCCTCTATGCGGGTTGGGCCCTCGATCGACAACTACGACTTTGACGCTATGGCGGACACTGACCCAAGAAAGCGTTACAAGGTTCTAGCAGAAGAGGCTGGACGGCTCGGACAGTTAAACCGCAGTCAGGTCTATGACATCTTGGACGTTGATAACATCGACAACCCAATGGCAAAGGTAAACGCTGTTTCCGGTTTTGTTTTCCACCACGGCGAACGGATGAACCGTCAGATTGCCCTTGCTGCTGCGTACGACCTAGAGCTCGGTGCGATGGAAAAAGCTGGTCGGAAGATCGACGACGCAGCAATGCGTGAGGCTGCACAGAAAGCCACAGAACTCACCGAACTTACCAACAGCGGTATTGCCTCGGCAGCGGCACCTAGAATTGCACAGAACTCCCTTGGGCGTGTAATGTTTATGTACAAGCGCTACGGCGTGTCTATGTACTACGCGATGTTCAAGATGGCGCGGGATTCGTTGTTTGATCAAGATCCTGAGATCCGTAAGGCTGGTATGCGCCAGATTGCAGGTACCTTTTTGTCTGCAGGGATGATGGCTGGGGTTCAGGGATTACCCTTATTCGGTGTCGGTGCACTGGTTTACAACCTCCTGAAAGAAGATGACGAGGACGATGCCGAAACCACCGTGCGTAAGCATCTGGGTGAGCTCCGATATAAGGGTCTGCTAAACGCTGCTTTCGGTGCAGATGTGGCCTCACGTATTGGACTGAGCGATCTGTTGTTTAGGGAAAACCCGGTCAAGCGTGATCAGGAGCCGATGGCTGAGATTATGGAGATGATTGGTGGCCCAGTGTATAGCATCGGTAACCGCACCTTAAGAGGTCTTAAGGACATTCAGCAGGGTGAAACTCAACGCGGTATCGAGCAGATCATGCCCTCGGCCTTCTCCAACGTGCTCAAGACAATCCGGTTTACTACTGAGGGCGTTAACACCCGACGGGGCGATCCTATCCTTGAAGAGTTTAGTTACGGTTCTGCTGCAGCGCAACTTTTCGGCTTTGCCCCTGCCAAGTACACCCGCCAGCTAGAAATCAACGCGATGGAGAAAGGTAAGAATCGGGCGATTGACCAGAGAAGAACGAAGCTGTTGCGTCAATACAACCTAGCCGCACGTCAGGGGGACAACTCAGAGGCGCAGGACATCCTGAAACGGATCGAAGAGTTTAACGCACGTAACCCTAACGACGCTATCGACGCATCTACTATCCGTAGGTCAATGAAACAGTTTGCTAGAACGTCATCCGAGATGCGTAGTGGTGTGACGTACAGCAAGCGTTATTTGCCTGTGTTTGAAGAAAGTATGCGGGAATACGGCGACGACGAATAAAAACCCCCCGGGGTTGCCGGGGGGTAGTAGGTATAAACCCAAGGAGAGTAGACAGGGAGAGAATCTGTCAAACAAATAATATCATAATATACGCCAAATACGAACCCCAAGTTTGGAATTTTCTATCCTATAACGGGTTTCCATAGTCCATTTATATATGGACACAACCTTGTTTAGCTGTTCATGCAACGTGTCGGTGTCTATAACGGGGACAAAAACTGATGCCCCCACCGGAAAATTATCCCAGTCCACAATAATCCTGACCCCGTCAGGACTCAATTCGGTTAGTTTGATCCTTTTGTCTTTCTGTAAGGACTGCTTGGGCAGCAATGGTTTCTTCACGTTCGTCGTCCATGAAATGAGTGCAGTCGAGAACCCATACGTCAGTCGGTGGTAGGTTGACGTGAGTACCCTTACCTAAGCGCTGTTTCATCTTCTGGGCGTTGGTGCGCCCGTCCCTTAGACTCTCAATGACACCGGAGTAGTTGATCTGATGCTTGGCACACCAGTCTTTGAACGGCTTGGGCAAAATAAAGAGGCGCTTCGTATCGTACTCGTACCGCATAACCAACGTACCACGAGGGGATGCTTCTGGTAGGCTAGCTTTCTCGATACCATTGGCGTCACGCCGTACGTCTTGGGTGCTGTCAATGCGCAACATGTTGTTGTAGTTCTCGGCGATATAGTCGGTGAGTACATCTTCCACCGTGCCACGCATACCGTCTGCTGAGTCTTTCGCAGATACCAGAAGGTCAGTAATAATCCATTTAACCAAGCCCTTGGTGTCGAAGTTAATCAGCCCTGCGCGTTTGGCAAATATAAGTCCTGTCACCACACAAGCTACCTGACTCGACCAGAATCTGTTCTCAGCCTTAAGACCCGCCGCTAAGTCTATCTTCTTCTGTACTTCTTCGAGCATAGGTACAATCTCGCTTTGGTGTTGCAGTAAATACTGCGCGTAGATAGGCCCTGCGTGTCCGTAGTGTTGCTTCAGTGCCGTGCTGAAGTTATCGGTTTCTTCCTTGGTCGCGAACGCAATGATCGGAGCACGGTAACTAAGTATCCGCTGGGCTTCTGCTTTCGGCATAGCCTTGTAAGAACTGATGCGCTCCACCATGTCGGTGTTTCCGGTTGAGCCTACTAGCGTGTGCCACGGTATACCTCTGTACCGCTCGACGTTACTCCGTGCGGACATACGGTTGCGTTGGCTACCTGCGGGGACACTGTACGCAAAGTCACTGAGCTCTTTCGGTGCGGTGTTGGTCATCTCATCAAAGTAACCGGGGAGATTCTTGTACACCTCTAGCCTGTTCATCTTGGCGTTAGTGGTGTCTCGCTCGTACATGACTAGCGATTCTGGGTTACCCCAGACAGACGCACCTGCCAACATGCACGTAGTTTTACCCAGCCCTGACTCCTTGTGGTACAGGTGAAAAATCGAGCCATTGATCGGAGTGAATTCGGCTAAGACAGAGCCAAACGCTAGCCCCATCATATACTGATGCACCTCGAACCCGGGACGATTGTAAAACTCAACGGTGTCTTTCCACCCTTCCAATGTGCCCACAGGTTTGAACATAGGGAACAACGAGACAGTACTGGTAGCAGGGGGGTTTATGTCTATGCGGTGGGGTTTAATTTCCATGTTACCCACGATAAACGACTTCCTGTCCTCGGCCCAGCCGAACTGTCTGTGTGCTTCTTCCGCTTCGGATTCCATCTGTAATTTGTTAACCCACGTTGTTACATAAGCCATAAGTTCCTCCAGTTTCATAACCGCCACACCGTTCTTAGCCATATGAGTACGAAATTCGTCCCGAGCCATAACTGACATGAGCGGCATTGTAAATTCGCGAACCCCATCCTTCGGTAAGTGCAGTCGCATGACGATAGACTCACCACTATCTGGGTCGTTTATCCGTTTAACCACGTACAGCGGATTGTGGTACACGGGCACTTCTACTTCTTCATCGTCCTTCTGTACAACTTTAAATATCGCACCTGATGCACCGCGCCTATACGGTAGCGGGTAACTAGGAATCACGTACTCTTGCAAAGGACGGCTGTCAACATCCATATCGCTTGGGTGGTCTACAACTGTTATGTCCTCGTCAGGATTACCTGACAACTCCCGCCCCAGTACGATAGGGGATTTAATCTTCCCGTAGTTAGGGCACGAACCACACACGCCGGGGTTGTACTCGTCAAACTTACTACATGTGTACGGGCCACGTATATGGGCGACTTTACGTTCGGTGTCTTCACGGTTGTAATCGGGGTACCCTGCGGACAGACGATGCACTGCCTTATCTCTGTCCTCACAAAAGCTAGCGATAGACAAGCCAGCCCGCCACATAGGTTCGGACATCTCGGACTGGTTCTGCACGATGTACTTCAACTGCTCACAGCCTGTACCTTGCGCGGTCTTCATCAATATAGTTTTAAACTTACTGGTGTAGTTACCCATCAAGGCCCGCATAACCAAGTCAGCTTCTTTTGGCACGTAAGGTTTCTTAAGCGACCCAATAGGACTGTCACCCAGCAACGCTTTAAACGTGTCGAACGAAACCGAATCCACCCGGTTGCCTATAAGGGAAACTGGCTTCGGTGGGTTGTCCTTGTAGTTGTGTGTACCCAGCACGCGCAGTATGCGAGATATATCAGCAGTGACTACGGGATCCGCGTACACACTGTGTTCAACGCACAACTCCTTAAGCCTGTACGCAACGGGCAACCACACATCTGGAGCTACGTCCCTGTCTAAAGGCCAGTACACGTGTATACCTCTGCCGGAGTTAACCAGCATAGGGGTAGGTAATTTCAATGCCTTGCAAAATTGTCGGAGCGACTTTAGCGCCTCAGCTTGGGACTCATAGTCTTTACCGGTACCACAGTCGAGATCAAGAAAGAAAGACCTGAGTGCCTTTACGTTATCGTTTTTTCTAGAACCACCGTCCTGAAATGTTGCCAAAGCGAAATAGGAATCTAATCCTTCCTGATCAAACCCTAACGCAGTCTGAATCGCTTCGTCGATATCGGTAAAGAATTTTGACTCAACTCGGTTTCTCTCCCCTTCCCCTTTACTGCCGATGCCTGTAACACAGTAGTACCCTTCACCGCTAAGGACCGCCCCCAAAAATTCTTTTGTATCCATTGTCTAGGGCCTCTCATCGTTGAAACGGGGGGATCCATGTTGCCTGAAATTTCTCTCCTGCGCAACACTTCACCCCAAAGACTTATATCAATCGTCCCAGTTATCAACGATAGAAGCTAAATCAACTTCTTCTCCGGCTGGAGGAGCCGATGTCTTCTTAACTACTTTCTTAGGCTCAGCAACAACCTCCTCGGCTGGTTCCGGCTCAGACGGTACCTCGACTTCTGCTTTCGGCGCAAACAACGATGGCTTAGCTTCTGGAGCAGGAATTACCTTATCCGTTTGTGACACGTTAAGAGTCAGTGCTTTGACGGTGTCCTCGTGCGTAACCATATCGAGCACGGCTTGCTGTTCTGCATCATCAAGAGGACGCACAGCTTTAAACACGAGCTTAGGTGTAGCACTTGAGTTATCGAACCGCATCTCGGTAACGATGGTAACGATGTTGGTGTTGTGTGCGCTCAGGTACCTACCGTACGCTTGCAAAGGCATCTTGTCTTTCGCGCCTTCACCGAAAACGGATGTGGCAGGGAGCTCGAGTTGGTAGATCTCTTTCTTGTCGAGCTTACCTTCCAACATAACAGCGATACGCTGTTTGAATCTACAAGCCTTACCTTCACCGGCACCGGAGCCCTTGATGTTCTGTGTGCAGTCCATGCATCGCTCGGCTTGCTTCTGGTCTTGTGGTACTGACTCATCGGGGATGCGGCTATCGGATGACCAGCACGTTGGCTTGATGACTTTACCTTCCGCATAGGTTCCGGCAAAGAACATACGTGACACGGGTGCGGCGCTTACAACAACCATGTTCATTGCATTGCTGTCGCTTACTTCATATTCTTTGCCGTTGATGAACTCACGAAAAGCTTTACCCTTAATAGAAATACGGCGGTTCTGGCTACCTGTAGCACCACCAGCAATAGTGCCCATGATGTTGGGTAGCTCTGCTAATCTAGCGGCGGTAAGGGCTGTGTTCTGGGTACCAAATAAAGTTACGTTGCTCATTACTTCTCTCCTTAGATGTCTTCGTCATCACTAAAATTAAGTTCTAATTGCACTGGCTCAACAGTGAGCTCAGCGTTGTCTACCTGCACGGGGTCGGTTGTTTCCGGCTCCGGGCTTTCAATATTACCACCAGTTAAAGCTTCCATAACACGGGGTACGGAAAATCGATAGGTGTTCCCTGCTTTTATATAGGCGTTTCTAGGTATATGCCCTTGCCTAACCCAAGACCGTATTGTGTGTACTGTTACGCAAAAGTGCGTTGCTAACTTCTCTATCGGAACAAAAGCCTCGTCTGTCATTTACTTCTCCTTACGGTTACAGAATACTCAGCATCGCAGTTAAGACCCGGAGGTAGCAGGTCAGGATGCTCGGTTAAAAATTGCTCCACGTTCCCCTGATGCAAGCGCTTCTCTAGCAAGTCGGGTACTTGGTGCTCCAAAATAAAACGATTCATAGACTCCCAGTCCGCTGTGGTGTACCGACGCTTAACTGTCCGATAGAACATGCCCTCGGCGGTCTTCACACTTTCTAGGTTGTTGTCTTTGCAGTACTGCAGAAGTGCGCCCTTAACCTTACCCATGTGCTCTTTGATCCGGTTCTCCTCCTCTTCAAACTTGTGGAGTAGCTCGGTGTGCACATCACGCATCTTTATGTATGTTCTAACCAACTTGTCTACGGGTATATCTTTGGTGTCCATATATCTCTCCTTGGGACTGTAGTATTTAACCTGTTCTTGAATTATAACAACAAATCTTTATAAAGGTCAACAACTTTTGAATGAACGTCTATTTTGTTGTCAAGTAGTTTATAAACGTGGCGTTCTACGTTAGATCCTTGTAGCTGAACCACAGTACTTGGGTGGCGTTGCCCCGTCCGATGCACCCGAGCGTTAGCCTGTGCATAAGTTTCTAATGAAGGCACCGGGCCCCACCACACAACAGTATTCGCGGCGGTCAACGTAACACCATGCGCTGCTGCTTGGGGCTGGATAATCAACACGCGGGGATCGTCCTTTGTCTGGAATGCGTCAAATACTTCGGTACGTTTTCTGACCGGGACATCACCGGAAATAACTTCGGAAGTGATCTTATCAGCGGCTAGTTTATCCCTCAGTATGCTGATAACGTGCTTAAACGGTACGAACACCAACACCTTCTGGCTTGACTCCTCGATGACTTCCAGCAATGCCTTGTATCTGTGCTTGATGTCAAACTCGATAGTCTCCCCGCTGTTTGAATAGACCGCCCCGCACGATATCTGTAGGAGCTTGTTCATGTTTACAGCGGCGTTCACTGAGGTTATCTGCTCACCTGCGGCTTCCATAACCATGCGGGTCTTGAGCAGTTTGTAATACTTTTCCTGTTGAGGGGTCAACGCGACTTCACGCTTAACATATGTCATCTCAGGCAAGTCAAGGCATTCATCTTTTGTGAATCGTATAGCAGGTTGCAGTGCGTTAAACACGAGCTTCGTAGCGGAATCTTTGGGCATCCATTTAAAGTTGGTCAGCTTATACATAACCATCTCACGGAAGGCGGAGTAGAACTTAGGCACGTTCGCTGGGTTGACTAGCTTGGCGATACCAAATGCATCTAACGGTGACTGCGCGGCGGGGGTACCTGTAAGCATCCAAAGCCACGTCTTTGGGGTCAGCAAGCTGTTCAATACCTTCCATCGCTTGGACTGAGCGTTTTTATATGCGTTGGCCTCGTCGATAACAATTAGGTCAAATCCACCCTTGGCTATCTCATCCCGAACAATCTCAACACCGTCGTAGTTGATGACGACAAACTCAGCGTCACCCTCGATAATCTCACGGCGTTTGGGTGCCGCACCGTAAGCGATATCCACTGTCCTGTGCATGGCGAATTTAAATAAGTCCGCCCTCCATGCGGAGTCCATAATCGATAGGGGGCATATAACCAACACCCTGTTTATCTTACGTTCCGACATAAGATAGTCCGCCGCCCATATGACACTCCCGGTTTTGCCAGTCCCCTGCTCGTTAAAGCAGAACGCCCGCTTGTGTAGTGTCAAAAACGCTGAGGTTGTCTTCTGGTGCTCAAACGGTTTGTGCTGTCCTGTCCAGCTATACTGCGCCAGAATAGGAGAAGGCACGTTGCGGATCTTTAGATTCTTTAACACCTGTGCCTCGTCAATACCCCACTTGACCAAGACCTTGTTACCTTCGACTATCTTACTTTTTGGGATTACTTCTGTGACTCTCTGGGGATTACGTAACTGCAAAAGCAGTGCCTTGTTATCTACGATTTCCAACTTCTTCTCCATGCGAAAACACCCGAAACACACGTTCGGATTGTAGGTGGGCCCCCGATAAAGCACGGGTCCTAAGCTGCGAAGCCTGCCAAGGAACATCACTTATGGTCGCTAACACCGATACCCACCGGGTTGGGGACTAAACCTCATATAGCAGAGTAATTTGACAAAACACACGGGGTATATATTTTTGCGGCGCTAACCCGCAACTTCAATCCCCAATCCGGTAGATACTTACTTCTTCTTGGTCTTACCGTTACGGCTACGGTTTTTACTCGGGGACACTAGCCGTGTACCGTCTGAATTCTTACCACCCTTGCTTATCATCTTCTTGTGGTCGATGTCTTTACCCGTGCGGTCAATACCCTTGGCATCGTAAGCACGTCTAGCTCGTTGGCGCTCCATGCGCCCGTCGTGTTCCCCACGTTCTTTCTGGAGTTCGTACTCCTTGGCGTAGGGGCGGTCTTTTTTAGGGTTCTTGTACGGCATTTTGTTTATCCTTAATCGCTTGTACTATTCGCACCAACTCCACCTCGGGGTCTAAATCTTCGGGTAACGGTAGGTTCAGGTACGCGTATATATCTTCAAGGAACTCCACCAATACGTCAATAACATCTTCTGGGTCATAGTCCATTAGTTCCTCCCGTTGTGTGGGCAACTTAATACTACACAGTGTCTTCGGCATAGACCTGACGGGCGGGGGTTCCATACATCATTTTTGTACGCCGCGTCGAGCTTATTGTACTCTGCCATCCACTTTTGCCATAGCCTAGGCGCGTCATCCGTCGTATATGTGGCCTTGATAAACTCGTTGCACACCACAAAAATAAGCCCCGCCCGCACCCGCTTAACTTCAGGGAAATGCTTGAATGTAGCTAGCGCCATCAGTTCCAACTGCCCTGTATCTGCGTACCGCGTAGACTTCCCGGTCTTATAATCAATGATACGAGCTTCACCGTTTGCAGGGTTCACAATCGCTAAGTCCACGATGCCCCGCCACCACACGTTTGGGTCTTTGAACCCGCACGGCTCTAGGTTTTCCGTAAGCCCCATCTCGTACTCACAGTGCTTGTCCCCTTCCATTCGGTTCAGGGAGTCTAGGACAGGCTTGGCGTATTCAAAATACTTGGGCAGTGGTGTGCCGTCCCGTATGTATTCTTCCGCCGCCGTGTGAAACTTCGTGCCATACAGTGTTGCCTCCGTTGGAGGATCCTTAAAGTCCTTCACCACTTTTAAGTGGTAGTACTTCTTGGGGCACGAATCAAACGATTTTATCCCGCTAAACGACCACGATGGGGAACTCATTGCACATGGTCCTTTAAATCTTTTACCGCTGTTCTAGCCATGCGCATTTCAACAATGATGTTATCCACTTCTTCAATGGCTTCGTCGTACTGGTTCTTCAACAACATAGCCCGCATACGTTGGAGCCCTTGACGGACTTTGATCATGTGGGGGGAATAATCTAGTGGGTCACTCATCAACACTCTCCATAACTATTGGCGTAACCGGATTCGCAGTTGAGGGGTAAGCCTTCGGCCCAATCAGGAACCCATCGCATACACTGCTCGACGTACTCCACAGCCGCTGCAACTTCACTCTCTTTAACGACACACGCAATAGCGTCATGCACCGTTAGCACGACCCGGTATCTCTTGGCAATTCTAAGCATCTGCTCTCCGATGATGCACCGAGCAATTCCTTGGCACACATTCTCAACTACCTTGCCCCCGTATATCCGAGTGCGCCCCTTGCGGGTCTTGTAGCTGAACTCGAGCCCCTGCTCTCCTTGCTCGTAATCCAAACCATCATACCGCATTAGCAAACCTGAAGGAAGCCGAATTGCGTTTTGTTTAGGTACGACTTCAAGAACTCCGTCCTTCCCTATCGGCGCGGCTATGTTGCTCAGCATATTTATAAGGACGTTCTGCGACTGCTTCCACAAGCCTACGATCTGGTCGTTCTTGCTACGATAGATCTGGATAACACGGCGAGCTTCCTCGATGTCCATGTCATGACCAAACGTCTTTAACTGTGCTTGGAACTTGACCGCACCCATGCCGTACCCACACCCAAGAATTGTTGTCTTACCAACGAAACGTTCTGCTGATGTAACGTCTTCTTCGGGCTTGTTGTAGATAGCCGCCGCCATTTTCTTGTACACGTCTTCCTTGTTCTCGAACGCTGTAACCAAGTCATCCTGCCCCGCTAACCAAGCCAACACCCGTGCTTCAATCTGTGCTGAGTCGGCGTCAACGACGTAATGTCCTGCGGGTGCAACGATGGACTTCTTTAACTTGTTAGCGTTTGCCCCACGGCTAGGCAGGTTCTGTAGATTGATTTTGTCGTCCCCACCCCAACGTCCGGTGTGCGCGGCGTAGTACCTCACAGGCACGGGCAACAGCCCTCGCTTGGCGATGTCGATAAATCTTTGGGTGCGTGTTTCTTCCAACGTGCTTTTAGTCCCCAACCTAGCGGCTACCAACGCTTGCACCCGCACATCCTCATGAGCCTGCAGTGCCTTGAAGCCCTCGTCACTCTTGGCTAGCGCCAACGTCTGCTTACCTGTGGTGGGGCTTTCCTTCATCGGCGGCTCTACGCCCAGATCTTTGAGTAACTCCGCAAACTTGGGGTTCGACATGAGCAGTTCTTTATCTACACCCACACTCTCTAACAGCTTGTGCTTGCGGTCTTGTACTTCTTCTAAGTGTTGCTCGAGCAGTGGTAAGTCTAAGTCCAGCACGGGGTCGATAAACATACGTAAGGTCAGGTCGATCAACCTCAACTCCTGCTTGGGAAACCCCTTGTGCATTAACGCGAACAACTTATACGTCAGCTCCACGTCGTTCACGCAGTAGTCCCCATAGCGGGCTAGTTCCGGCGCGGTAAAGTCTAGTCTGCGTTTACCCTTAGCGTTGATTACTTCTGTGCCTTTCTCGCCAACACCGTACCGCTCAGTCATAGCTTTAAGAGACCCACCGACTTCCACCCCATGCAATGCACGGCCCATACACAGGGTGTCAAGAAACACAAACGGCTTAACCCCAAACCGCCACTGCAGGATAGCACCGTCAAACATCATGTTGTGCGCCAGCACCATAGACTTACCCCAGTTAAACTCCGACTGAAGCCATTCCTTTATTTGTTCGTGGGTTCCGCTCGCCCACTGGGTGCCCTCGTTGTTACGCTTGACCGCTACACCAATGACTTCAAACCTAGGATCCCGCACGTACTCCTCTGTGGTCAGCTTGGTCAGACTAAAGTCTTGGTCGTAAAACGTTTCAAAATCCACCGTGATTAAATCCATCACCACTTCTCCAAGATCTTCGCAACATCATCAATGTTGTCCTCATTAACCACAATAGCTACCGCGCCTGAATCGTTGATGGCTTTAATCTCGTTTAACTGTAGCGGTGTGGGTTTGTTGTTACCTGCTTTGCATTCAATCGCAAAGAACCTACCCTTGTAGCTAATAACGATATCGGGCACACCACTGCGACCGAACCCCCCCGTAGCGGGGAAGAAATAATACGCACCAAACGTGTCCAGCAACTTCCTGCATTTGGCTTTAACCTTTGCTTCGGGGGTCATTGCCATATTCTTTCTCCGCTCGCGGGAGCGAATCGAGCGTAGTTCGAACGGAAAGCGCGTCTTTGTTTGCCCGAGATCTGCTTTGTTTCTTTATCGATGTGCATCGTAGCCACTAAGTGAGTCCGGAAAGACGGTAAGTCGATATCGAGAAGCTCAAAATACATTTGGCATATAAAGTTATCGATAAATAAAAACCGCATCGCGCCATGAGCCTCCGTAGAAAGTTTGGGGTCTTTTTTACCCCCCACCGGGCGTTCGCAACAATCTGTAATCGCCTTAGCAATAATCGCCGCGAGCAACCTCTTTTCAGGCACAACGTTATTATGTGTTAGCAAGCCCGTAATCATGAGCACCTCCCTCATCTATAAAAATTAAACCCATCACACTTCTCCTAGTACCTCAAGCAACTTCTGAATGTAGTGCTGGCCCTTACGGATCTCTTGTAAGGATTCGTCCTTACTACCCATGCGCATGATGTACTTGAGCGCACCACCTCGGTAGTACCCTATGCGCTGTTCGAGAGGCCAAGTGTCAACCACGT